GGTTTCCGCGGGGGCATGAGACTGCCCCTCGATCAGGTTATGGAGAAGGGGACGAAGTTACGATCTGTCCTTGAGATACACATCAAGGAAATCTTCGATAAGGAGAAGGCAAACCAGAGTAAACTAGAGGATAGTCTGACTAAGTGGCAGAACATTTACTTCGGCCAGAAGGAATCCAAAAACTGGCCCTTCCCGAACTGCTCGAATGTGGCGGTTCCGATAACCAGGTCGGCGGTAGATACGGTTTTCGTGCGTATTGTTGACGCCATATTCAATAAGAGTCTTGTCTGGATCGTAAAGGCGCGGAAGGCCGAGTTTATCGACTTGGCTAAAGAGGTTGAGGATGGCCTGGACTGGTTCCAGAGGAACATCCTGCACCTTAACAGGAAGTTACTTTCGCCGCTCATGCAGGGATTGAAGTCCGGGACGGGGATAGGGGAGCTTGTCTATGAGGAGAAACGGCGTACGGTATATCGCTATGCTACACCGGAGGAGGAGAAAGACCCGTCCATCCACAAGTACCCGCTCCCGAAAACGAGCACGAAGGGCATAAAGTACGTTCAGCAGTTGTATGCGGGGCCGAACTTCTATCCTATATCCAGAGAGGATTTTATCATATCGTCGGACGCGACCGAGATTGAGGACGCCTATCTGGTAGGGAATAGGTTCACGCTAAGGAAGGCGCAACTTGAATCCAGGGTTCGGCAGGACTTGTATGACAAGGAGCCGGTGGAGAAGATTACTGCGCCGGATCAGTACAGCGACCAGCGCAAGGGTCGGGCGACAATCGACAAGAAGGAACTAGATACCGTTCCTTACACCGATCCATACGAGTTGTGGAAGCTCTGGTTAAGGTATGACGTTGACGAGGACGGGGAAGAGGATGATATCATGGTGGTGTATCATCCGTCGAGCGGCCAGATATTGAGGGGAATTTACGCGCCGCTATTCTCGGGGATGCGCCCGTACACGAAGTTCATCTTCTATCCGAAGGAATTCAGTTTTGACGGCGAGGGCATAGTTCAGATTCTTGAACACCTCCAGGTCACTTTAGATACTCTGGTGAACCAGATGATTGACCGCGTTACCCAGATTAACGCGCCCATCCTGTTTACTAGGGAAGGATGCGGACTTGATGGTGTTAAGTCACTTACGCCGGGTCGCGTCTATGCCCTTGCCGACACTCCGAAGGATGCCGTGCAGGAGTTCCGGTTCAGCGACGTGACGATATCGCTGTCGAACGAGATACAGTGGATTGCCTCGATGATGGATAGGGCCGTCGGGGTGACGCCAATTTCGTTGGGGATTTCTACGGCGGAAAGGCCGGTAGCAAAGGATACGTTCGCGCAACAGGAAGAGACGAACAAGAAGTTCGCCTTCGGGACGGACAACTTGCGCGACTGTATTACTGAACTCGGGTATAAGATTTTGGAGTTCATCGCGCAGTACCAGCCAAGTTTCGAGTACCACAAAGAGGGCGCGAAGGGTATGCCGGAGACGAGAACAGTACAATTCCCGGTCGAATACATACGGGATGCGTTCGAGATTGAGCTTGCCGCTTCCTCCGAACTTTTGAACAAGGAAGTTCGGAGAGAGATTTTCATGCAGGTGTACCAGTTGCTGAGCGACTATATGACGAAGATCGGCGGGATGGCGCAAATGATTACGTCGCCGCAGGTTCCGAGCGATTTCAAGAAGGTGCTGATTGACGGTAGCAATAAGAGTGTCCTAATTCTCAATAAAATTTTAGAAAATTTTCCAGACATGAAGGACTCCAAGAACCTGATTATGGACGTAACGAACGTGATTGATACCGAGAAGATGATACAGCAGTCTGCGGATATTATTGCGGAGCAACAGCAGGCGGCGCAGGAGGCACAGGCACAGCAACAGGGGCCGCCGCAGGGCCAGCAGGGGTCGCCCCAGGAGCAACAGCAACAGATACCGCAGAACGCTCCGTTGGCTTCGCCGGAACAAATGTTAATGCCGCAGGGACAATGACATGGATGATGCCTTAAAACGCAAGATGGCGCAGGAGTTCAGTGGTATTGAACAGACGACTTTTTGGAACGAGTACCAGAAGGCGATACGGGACCATAGGACGTATCACGGGCAGACACTTGAAAAGTCAAGTGATGGGTTTGACCTTGCTCGGGCACAGGGAAGTGTCTTTGCGATAGATAAGGTTTTAAGGTTTCCAAGTGAATTGACGGGGCGAATAAACGCCCCTGACGATAAGGAGTAAGACAGATGGCAGATGAGGACGGGAGAACGGTCGAGGCGACCGCCCCAGACACAGAGCCAAAGGCCGAGGACAAGTGGACGGGGAAATCCCCAGACGAGCTTGTCTCGATGCTGAAGAACCAGGAGTCTATGATTTCCAAGCAGGGAAACGATATCGGAGAACTGCGTAACGAAATCACTAGGTCTAGGGAAGAACAGCGTTTGGCACTTGAGCAGGAACGAAGGCAGAGGGAGTACGTGCAACCGCAGTACGTTCCTCAGCAACCGAGGTACGAGCCGCCGGACGAGAAGAGATTCGATTACGAAAAGCCGGTTACGAGTGTTTATGGACTCGTAAATGAGCGACTTCAGTACGAACTTGATAATCGTGAGGCCGTGCGGCAACAGTACGAACAAAAGATGAACATGGAGAGGGCGATGAGTGCCTACGCCAAGGGGCGCGACAAGGTATTTGCAAGGAAAGACCCGCTCTATGAGGGGATTGAACCGGCAGTAGAGAACCTTGTCCAGCAGACATTTATGGGCGGCAAAATGCCCATTGAGGACTTGCGGGATGAGGAGACGTGGGAAACTGCGGCTCAGATTATTCGCCTGAAACGTAAGGAATACGACAAGGTGAGTAGGCCCAAGACACAACCGGTTAGTGCGCCATTCGGAGAGACTTCTGCTCAGGTAAAGGACTTTGGGGGCGGTGGAACCACACCTGATTTCGATGAGGGCACGGATGCCATGATTCGGAATTTGGGGGCCGCCGCAGGAATTAAAACAAGAGAACAGGCGGCAGAAGCACTCCGGGGCGGAAAGAGGAAGTAACATGGCTGAATTTCTTAGAGACATTCACATCGTTGACCTTAACCGTTCCGAGATTGACGAGGAGAAATCCAATAGGAAGAAAGGACGGCTTTTCTTCAAGAAAAGAACGTATATTACTGACGCTGATTACAAAGATGCGCAGACACGCCCGCGTCATAAATTAGAATGGGCGAATAACGAGAAGGAAGGGTACGGAGTACAGACCTATCAGGGGATGGGTTACGACTTCGTGACCAAGGACGACCCGTATTACCCCGATGGCGCGAATACAGATGGAGAGGGTCATTACGTTTGGAAGGACGTTATCCTGATGAAGTGCGATTTCACGTCATGGCTCAAGCGACGGGCACGGGACATAGATAAGTCGAACAAGGCTCCACAGAGGACTAAGGAAGCGTTCATAAACTCGGCTCGGGACGATGAGACGGGCGAGAAGTTGGGTTTTACCAAAGATCAATTAAAGGACATGATTTAGCCGCCGAAAGATAGAATTTCGGAGGAAATATGAGTACGATGGGCTTCCAGCCTTATGATGCGACGGGTGTTCGTGTCGTGCATCTCCCGAGCGTTGCTGGCGCTACAAATTTCGATAAGGGCGATGCGGTTTATTTGAATTCCGGGGTCGTGACGGTTGCCTCAAGTGGAACAACTGTTTGCAGTATTTTTGGTGTTGCGGCGGCCGATAGTCAGGCGGCTAGTTTTAGTTGCCCGGTTTATGTTGCCGATCCAACTACGGTATGGGTTGGTACGGTTGATGGTACAAGTGCGGTCACGGACCCAGGAACGAATTACGGACTAAATATTACGTCCGGCTCCATGTCTATCGGTCAGTCCCTTACGACCAATACTTTGGTTAGGGTTATTGACGTTCATCCCGCCGATGGCTATAAGGCGTTGGGTAGGGTTCTGTTTTGTTGGAAGGCCACGGCCATTCAGGGTGATGGGGCGGCTGATTGAGGAGATGAACAATGAGTGATTCAATTATTCGCGTAAATTTTGATGCATCTACCAACAAGGAACTCTTTAAGAAGTTGATTGCCGGTATTTTCGACAATACCGACAGGGAAGCCCTTAAAGAGTACCCGAATATGTTCAAGGTTCAGAAGTCTGATGAGGAATATACTCGGAAATTAAGGATGGCCGGACTGCCTCTCGGCGGCGAGGTGCTTGAGGGCGAAGGAATTCCCATCTATGCTCCTAAGTATGGTGGGACGAAGGATTGGACTCAGAAGAGTTTCGGTCTTGGGTTCCGCATTACGGATCGTATGAAACGGTTCAATAAGTGGAGTCTGATGGAGAAATTCACGAAGAGTCTGAAAAAGTCTCAGGTTGAGACCAAGGATGTTGAGTTGGCCAGGGTATGGAATAACCTGACGGCGACGACTTATGCCGCCGGATATGATGGACTTGAGATCGGGTCTGCATCGCACACCTGTTTGAACGATGCGGCCACGGTCTATGATAACTTGCTGTCTGCGGCCCTGAGCAACGCGGCCCTTGAGTCCGCGCTGAACTATTTCGATTATTTGTACGACGATCAGGCGCAGATTATGACTGCCAAGCCCGATACACTGTATGTGAATTACAGCTTGAGGATTTCGGCGGCCAAGATTCTGCGGTCTGACAATGTGTCCGGCGAACAGTCCAACACGATCAACGTGTTCCCGGATTGGTCGCTGAAAACGTTTGTGTACCACCGCCTGACTTCTACTACGGCGTGGGGTGTTCTTGCCAAGAACGACGAGAACTTTGACGTGAATGTTTGGAC